AGGTCTTTCGAACCCCAAGATTTTTCTAGGCACAAGTGCTTAAAGTACACTAAAAAGTGTAATCTCGTTTATCAAGCAACTTCAAAAGCTCCTACGGTCGCTCTACACATTGCATTTTTTGATTTTCTCGTAAAAGCCTGATGGCACTAGTTACTCAGTCCGAAGCAGCACGAATCCTCGGCATTACGCCACCATCAATTCACCAGGCCATCGCAAAAGGCCGCCTAAAGATTGTTCTCGACGAGAAGGGTCGGAAACGGATCGATACGTCCACGCTCGCTGAGGACTATCGAAGAAACACGCAAACCCGTAATACTACCGCTCATAAGAGAGCGAAGGAACTAGAAGTCAAAGAGCCTGCGCAAGAAGTGTCACGTCCGCCAGGGCGCCCCAAGTCTGAGCCACGCATCTCGCGCACTCAGGAATACATTCCGGATTACGACGAGAGCAGGGCTCGAACCGAGTACTTGAAGGCTGAGCTGCTGGAGCTAGACCGTCAAACCAAGGCGGGGAAGCTAGTTGCCCTTGAGGAAGTAGAAGCTAAATGGATCGAGGTGATTACCTTGGCTCGGGGCAAGATGCTGGGTATCCCAAGCAAGGCAAAGCAGCGAATACCGGACTTAGATGCTGCTGCGATGGCGTGTTTGGAAGATATCGTGCGCGAAACGCTTGAGGACTTGGCCGGGGAGGCAGAGGAATGAGCAATATCGATCTCTTGGAGAAGAAGGCGTTGCTGGCGTTCAAACCGCCGAAGAAGTTGAGCTTGAGCCAGTGGGCGGATGAGAATGCATTCCTAAGCGCAGAGTCGAGCGCTGAGGGTGGGCGTTGGCGAACACTCCCTTATCAGAAGGGAATTATGGATGCGATCACCGACCCAAAGGTGGAGCAGGTGACTGTGATGAAGTCAGCTCGGGTTGGTTACTCGAAGATTTTGAACCATGTGATCGGGTATCACATCCACCAAGACCCAGCGCCGATCATGTTGGTGCAACCAACGATTGAGGACGCTCAAGGGTATTCAAAGGAAGAGATCGCCCCAATGCTGCGTGACACCCCGGCACTGAAAGGGCTGGTGAGTGAGGCGAAGGCGAAGGATGGTGCCAACACGATTCTGCAGAAGCAGTTTCCTGGCGGGACCTTGAGTCTTGTCGGTGCCAACTCACCGCGTGGCTTTCGGCGGGTGAGCAGGCGAATTGTGCTGTTTGATGAGGTTGATGGTTATCCGCCTTCAGCTGGAGCTGAGGGTGATCAGATCAAGCTGGGCATCAGGCGTACTGAGTATTACTGGAACCGAAAAATCGTGTCGGGATCTACTCCGACCGTGAAGGACTTTAGTCGAATTGAAAAGATGTTCGAGCAGTCGAACATGCAGCGTTACTACGTGCCATGCCCAGATTGTGGGCACATGCAGTATCTGCGATGGTCAAATATCAAGTGGGTAAACGACGACCCGTCTACCGCGCATTATTGCTGCGAGAAGTGCTCTGCCGAGATTCCACATGCAAAGAAGAGGTGGATGGTCGAAAGAGGAGAGTGGAGAGCGACAAATGGCAGTGCGGGAAAGCATGTTGGCTTTCACATTTGGGCTGCCTACAGTTATTCGCCAAATGCAGCATGGTCAAACCTTGTAGAGGAATTTCTTGAAGCAAAGCATGATGCTGAGCAGTTGAAAACCTTCGTTAACACAATTCTTGGCGAGGTATGGGAAGACGAGTATGCAAGCAAGATCAGCGGTGAATCGTTGCTGCATCGTGCTGCGGAGGAGAGGTACAAGCATGCGATCCCACCAGCTGAAGTGTTGTTGCTGACGTGTGGCTGTGACTGTCAGGACGACAGACTGAGCTTGTCAGTTTGGGGGTGGGCAAGAGATGAAGAGGCTTATTTGGTTGATCGAGTTGTTCTTCATGGATCACCGTCTAGACCAGAGGTGTGGAAGCAGCTAGATGAGGTTCTGCAAAATCCTTACGAGACAGAGGATGGTCGCAAGCTGAGCATCGAGGTTTGTTGCATTGACTCTGGCGGTCACCATACGCAAGAGGTTTACGGATATTCGCGAGAGCGTGCGCCAATGGGCGTGATTGCGATCAAGGGTATGGGCCAGAAAGGCAAGCCACCACTGGGCAAACCAAGCAAGGTCGATATCAACTTCAAGGGTCGAGCGATGAAGAATGGCGCTCAGTTGTTCCCAGTTGGCGTTGATGGGGTGAAGTCGTTGCTATTTGGGCGTTTAAAGCACAATGATCCTGGTCCTGGGTATCTGCACTTCTATCCAACTGTTGGCCCGGATTACTTCCAAGAGTTGACAGCTGAACGTCAGGTATTGAGATATCGAAATGGCTTCCCAGAACGGGTTTGGGTGAAGAAAAGCCAGAGTCCAAACGAAGCGTTGGACGAAATGGTTTATGCCTATGCGGCATTGCACCGCATGTATCAGAAGTTCGATCGACGAAGCATTTGGGATCAGTTTGAGCGGCGAAATGAGCCTAATAAGCCGTCTCAGCTAGGATCAAAGGAGCAAAAACGGTCTAAACGCCGTAATTTCGTCCAAAGCTGGTAGTCCCGTGAACATCCCAAGCGAGATCCGGGCTGGCGACACCGTGAAGTGGAGGGATGACCCCACAACGGATGTTTTCGGCAACGACATCAAGTCCGACTCATGGACTTTGAAGTATTACCTGAGGACGAATGCCTCTTCAGAGGGGCACATTGCAACGGGCTCTGTTTATCAGCAGGGTTGGGAATTTACGATTTCGGCTACTGATTCGGCAGGATTCGATGCTGGGTCTTGGTATTTCCAAGCAATTGCAGAGAAGGGATCAGAGAAGATCACGCTTGGTTCAGGCCAACTGACTGTTGCAGCGGCTCTTGAGTACTCAGGAACGCCTGGGGCATTTGACGGGCGCTCCCAGGCTAAGAAAGACCTAGAGGCTGTACAAACAGCGATCAGAACGCTTCTGAATGGAGGAGCGGTCCAGGAGTACAAGATTGGAAATCGCAACCTGAAGCGTTACGACCTTTCTGACTTGATTCAGCTTGAAGGTCGACTGAAGGCTGAGGTGAAACGTGAAGAGCAAGCCGAGCTGATGGCCAATGGCCTTGGCAATCCACGCAACATGTTCGTGAGGTTCAACTGATCATGGGTATCCGCACTCGCCTCATGGATTTCCTTGGCTTTGGCAAGCCGAATCCGCGTTCATTACGCCGTGCATACAACGGTGCGATGGTGTCTCGCCTGACATCCGACTGGATGTCAACCCAAGCGAGTGCCGACTCTGAGATCAGAACCAATTTGCGGCGTCTGCGGGATCGATCCCGCGAGATGGTGCGGAATAACCCTTACGCACGACAAGCGAAGCGGACGACGCAGGTCAATGTGATTGGCACTGGCATCAAGCTTCAATCTCAAGTGCTGCAGTTGCGTGGCAATAAACGCGACAACAGGATCAACAACGAGATTGAGCAGAAGTGGTCGGTTTGGAGCCGGCCAAATCACTGTGACGTCTCAGGGCGCTACAGCTTCCACGACTTTGAGTGGCTTGCTGTTGGCGCAATCTGCGAGGCCGGAGAAGCCCTTTTTAGGATCATTAGGCGCCCATTTGGCGATTCAAAGGTGCCTTTAGGGCTGCAAATGCTCGAAAGCGACCTTTTGGATGAGGCATATCAGGGCGGGACGCTCGCGAAGGGTAATGAGTGGCGTAATGGCGTTGAGGTGAACGAATGGGGGCGTCCCGTCCGTTATGCGATCTTGACGCGGCATCCTGGGGATACTTGGTTCCAAGGCAGCCCGTCGCCGAACCGGAAGCATGTGTTTCTGCCGGCAGATGATGTGATTCATCTGTTCATGCCTGATCGTCCGGGCCAGAACCGTGGGGTGCCATGGTTCCATAGCGTGATGGCGGATGCCCATCAGCTTCAGGGTTATGAAGAAGCGGCTGTGATTCGCGCCCGTGCTGGTGCCAGCATCATGGGCTTTATCACCAACAACGAAGGCGAGTTGATCGCTGATGACGTTGAGAACAACCAACGCATTAGTGAGTTTGAGCCTGGTACGTTCAAGTACCTCAGCCCTGGCGAGACGGTTTCGGTCCCTGATATCGATTCACCGGATCAACAGTTTGAGATGTTTGTCAAAAACAAGGTCCGGCGTTTTGCGTCTGGCTTTGGTTGCTCTTACGAGACTTTGAGCCGAGATTTCAGCGACACAAATTACAGCAGCTCACGCCTTTCCCTCCTTGAGGATCGCGAGCATTGGCGGGTGGTTCAAAAGTATCTCATCGATAATTTCCACATGCGGGTGTACCGCGAGTGGTTGAACCTTGCAGTGCTCAGCGGCTATTGCAATTTCCCTGACTATGAGGTCCGGCCTGATCGGTATGACTCCCCTCGTTGGATGCCTCGCGGTTGGAGTTGGGTTGATCCTCTTAAGGAGGTGAAGGCTTAT